CGGATGAACCTGAAGATTACTTCAAAAATGTGTTTGAGATTACTCATGATTTCTTGAAGAATCAAGACCGTGAAGATGTAGCACTAAAATTGAAATTGAATAAGCCCCCGGATGTTCAGATTTTATCATGGTTAGTAGCCAACGTACATCCGAATAAGTTAGCCTACATTGATGCAAAGGTGAAAAGAAGATGGTCGCAAGACTACTTCTATGAATTGTTGGCGTATTCTCATAATGGAAAACTTGCCCGTAGTGCAACTATTCCATCAAAGAGAGCCTACGATAAGGATGCTCAGATATGCAGAAAGGTTGGCTTGAAAAGCCATGAGAAGTATATTCTAGAGCAGTTGAAACAAGACCCTGAATTTGTAAAGTACATGAAAGGAAAACTAAACAATGTGCAAAAGCGCAGGGCAAAGATACCAGATAAGGTATCTAAAATTAAGAAGAAAGATAAACAAATTGGATTAGATAATTGGATGTGAATAATTATGTTATGGACAGAAAAGTATAGACCGCAGACACTAGAAGAAATCTTAGGACAAGATAAGTTTGTTAGTGATGCGAAACATTGGAAAGAAGGAATGCCTAATCTTCTTCTCTATGGAGAAGCAGGTGTAGGTAAAACTGCGGCAGCAGGTGTAATAGCAAACTTCGTGTTGGGTGAAGATAAAGAATCAAATTTCTTTGAAATCAATGCGTCTGATGATAGGCGACTTGAAGTGGTTAGAACTACAATCAAAGAGATTTCTTCAGCCATGAAGATAGGCAATGTACCACACAAAATAATCTTATTAGACGAGATGGATGGTATGACTCCTGATGCTCAGAATGCATTGAAGAGACTTATGGAACGTTATAGTTCCAATGTGCGTTTCATCATAACGTGCAACCATAGACACAAGATAATCTATCCTTTGCAGTCAAGGTGTGCAAACTACGGTTTTACACGCCTCTCAGATGAAGAGATTAAGACTGCATTAGATAGAATACTTGATTTTCAGGGGATATCTCATATAGAATCCTCCCAGTTGGAAGAGTTTATAGGCACTCTCAATGGTGATTTAAGACGAGGGATTACCGAATTACAGGCTTCTGTTTCGAGCAATACCCCGTTATCAATGCAAATAGAAAGAATGCAACAACCTTACAATGAATTGTTAGAACACATTCTAAATGACCAATACGAATTAGCCCTCAAACAAATGCACAATATGATACATATGTCGGTAGACATGAAAACGATTTGTATAGGAATGCATGATGTTGTAGTTAAGAAAAGTCTGCCAACGCCTAAGAAGTTCAAGTATCTAAGAGTGATAGGTGAAAGTGAATGGAGAAGCACAAACATGACTCCTAAAGTTTTGGCAGCATGGATGATAGGACAGTTGATTTAGATGAAGATATTTGATTTAAACAATGATGGGGTATTAGATAGGCATGATGTAAAGAAAGCAATCATGCGATATGAGTGGATTGTTGTTACAGGATTACTCCTAACAATAGTCCCAATGTTGAATGTGTTAGGTTATACTAACATAGATTCAGATTTCTTTTGGGCGTTAGCAGGTTTATGCTTGACGGTTGAAGGAATCATAGAACTTTACTATGAACAAAAGTATTGGGATAGAATGAATGAACAATTAGCAACGGAGGAAGAGAGATGAATCTTGATGAGTATCAAAGGGAAGCAAAGACATTCGCAATATATCCAGTAGATATGAACATTATTTATCCATCTTTAGGACTTTGTGGGGAAAGTGGTGAAGTTGCGGAGAAAGTTAAAAAGTGGATTCGTGATGACGGATTCATCAAAACAATGATGACCAACCAACCAAGGATGGCTCCAAGAACGTATGAGATAGAAAAAGAATTAGGGGATGTTCTTTGGTATCTGGCAAACTTGGCTACTGATTTGGGTCTAAGTCTAGGTGCAATAGCACAATTGAATCTAGATAAGTTGGAAGATAGAAAGAAAAGAAATGTGATTAAAGGAGAAGGTGATGATAGATGAAGATAAGAATACCGAAAGAAATGTATGACAAAATAAGTGATTATGCTTTAGCGAATGATATGACATTCGATGAGGCTATTTTGCTTTGTTTTAAATTAGGAGAGGCAGTTGAAGCGACTAGTATGGCTATGGGGTCAAAACAACCTTGGTCGCCTCAATATGAGCCTACAAGTGAGGATGGAGAGTTATGAGAGTAACATTGACATTAGAGAATAGTAGACAGACTACTCTTGAAGAGTTTGGATTTGTATTTGAGTGATTAGATGAAGTGGTCTGAATACTTTAGGTTGAAGAAAGAATATAATAAGAAGAAGAAAAATCGGAAGTGAAAACATGGAAGAAAAAGTAAATATGGAAATAGCCAAGGCTGCCGAAGTCTTGGAATTAGAGGTTTCTGAAACAGAAACAAAGTATATGGAGATTTGTGAAACAAACAATCTCAACCCCATTGAAGATTGGGCTTTGGCTCTATCTTTGTTTAGACAATGGTTTAGTGGAGCATACGCTTACAAAGATGCACCACAACAAGAATCTAGTGGTAATTCATTAGTAAAGAAAGCATCTGGATATTTTATATCTTTAGATGCTGCAAGAGATATGGCTAAGATGCAGAATGAGAGAATTAAGAACGAATATCTCCGTGATGCAGATACAACCTATTCTCTTGGTAAAGTAGCCGTTGTTCTTGAGCAAGACGGTGGCTATGAAATTAGCAGAATGCATAAGGGTGAAGAACAGATTAAGACTGTATCAGAACTACCAAATAATCATCATGAGGTAGAAGTTGGTAAGTGGATTGTTCCATTAGATAGTATGCAACAATACTCAAGTGGCCCTAATGCAAACTATGGTAGACCACTACCTGCTGAACAGTTTAGACTAGCAGGTGTGTTTATTGGTACTGTTGACGGTAATGAGGGTCTTTACTACTTCTCTTACAAAGGAGATGGATGTAAGACTTTCAATCCACAGACGTTCCATTATGTCCACTTTGACTGTATTCCTGACAGTAATAATGCAGACAGGATTTATGGTTTCAAGATGGGAACAATGGAGAGCCTAGTCTACAATGCTGATTTATCTGATGATGATAGTAGAAAGACTGCAAGCCCATCTGTATCTGATTTACAGAATCACATGATGGAGAATGCAATGTCTCACTATTGTAGTCTATCAGATATAGCAAGGCATCATTCAGAATCAGAAGGCAAGCCATATGCTCAAAGGTTTGTAATTACTGATGGTTCTGTATCAAGTGTTAATATGACACCAAACAGTATTGGAACAAGAAGGATAACTGTAAGCGATTTGAATTCTGATTTCGATTATGATGGTGGTTCATGGGCAGGGACAACTTGTTGGATTCCCGCTAACATTGATATTGACTTTGGTATTGGTTCCACATTGGTTCTTGTTGGTAGAACATCACAAGGCAGAAATCAAGATGGTGGGCCGGGTGATATTACACTAAACGTTAGCGGTGTTCTTTGCACCGAGAATCGTGGTGTTGTAGCAGAACCCTATGAGTCAACAGAAGAAGATATTGATTGGTTCTAAGACCAACATTCCTAGCGGTAGTAGTGTCCGTCAAAGGGGTGCAATGCCCCTACAAAGGTGATTTAAATGAAAAGTATGTTTAAAATAGAAAATGGAGTAATACATGGTAGTAGTTATGCTACTTTGTTAAGAACTGTCGAGTTTGTTACTTGGCGACTCAATGAAGATTCTGGTGAATATTGGATGAAGTTCCATGTTCCATCAGGTAAAGAAATAAGAATTAAGGTTAATGAAGAAGACCTACGCAGTATATTGAATGATTGGGCGGAATATGAATTGAAATTAGAATTAGGTGATGAAGATGAGTTGGACTACTGAGAATAAAGGAGATGCAGTAAAAGCAGAAAAGATTGCTCACGCAGAAGAGATTGATTTTGGTAAGGAGCAAGAGGAATGGAACAAGCAATATGCTAAGAAATTCCTAAAGAAGAAAGATAAGAGAGCCAGACTAGTATTAGGTATATGGGGTAAGCCTAAGACTGGTAAGACTGGTCTATCTCTTGATTTCCCTGACAAGCCAATATATGTGCTTGATTGGGATAGAGGTGTTGAATCTACATGGAGAGAACACCACGATTCTACTGATAGGATTCAGATTCATTGTCCTATCAATAGAGATAAAAGAAATGTTATTGACATCAATAAGTCTGAGAAAGAGTCTTTGATGTTCATCAACATGGTTAGGCAAAGAATCCAAGAAGGAGAAGACCCTGTTTTTGTATTTGATGGTGTTGATACTTACTTCAACTCCTGTCTACTAAAGGTCAATAACGACCCAACCAAGGTAACTAAGGTAATGCCTTGGCAATACGGAGAAAGAAACAAGACTTTCAATTTCATGATGGAAGCAGTTTATTCCTTGAATTGTGATGTGATATACATTACTCACGAAAAGGAGCAGTATATTGACAATACTGTTGTAGGATTTGTACCTGCTTGGCAAGATTGGGGTGGCAAGTTGGAACAAGAAATCAGATGTTATAGTAGAGAAGACAAAGGGGAATTAAAGTATTTTGCTAAACTAATTGGTAGTAGAACCAAAGGTAATCTTGTTGGTACTACATGGACAACTAGAGATGGAAAACCACCTAATGTAGTTTGGCATGGTATTACTGAACTACGAGATGGTGCAATATGAATGTAAAATTTACAGTAAATAAGAAAGAGTTTGAGTCGGCGTTAAATGCCGTCACATTGAAAGGTAAGTACAAGAGTTCACACTCTTCAAAAACCGCAGTCATTAGCAATGATGTAGCCGGAGCGATAAGCGATGATGGCACTTCATTGACTTTGACAAATGCTAGTGATACAATGGCTGCAATGTGTAGCGTTGCTATTACTGACATACAAAGAAGTGGTAGTCTGTCAATGTTTAT